TACTGCGCCATGTTAAATCCTGCCAGTGGCCACACGGCGATTATCACCACAGTGAAACCGTCATTCACCGTTATGGTACCGGCGCAATGGTGTTGTGCTGGCACTGCGACAACCAGCTGCGCGACCAGACCTCCGAATCACTCGGGCAACTTGCTCACCAAAACCTGTTTGCATGGATGATTGACGTCATACGCCATGCAATGAATGGCTCGCAGGAACGGGAATTATCGCTGGCTGAATTATCCTGGTGGGCGGTCCGCAATCAGGTGGCGGACGCGCTACCGGAAGCGGTATTACGTCGTTCGCTGGGGTTGCGTGCGGAAAAAATCCGCTCAATGTACCGTGAAAGCGACATCGTACCGGGAGAGCAGATCGCCACCAGCATACTGAAGCAGCGCACAAAAAATCTTGCGCCGCTGCCTCACGCCCACCAGCAAAACCCGCCACAGGAAAAGACGGTGGTCAGCATTGCCGTTGATCCGGAGTCACCGGCTCAGTATCTCCAGCGCCAGAAATCACAACGGGAAGAGATGCCTGTATACACGCGTTGGGTAAAAACGCAGAAATGCATGACGTGTGGCAATCAGGCAGATGATCCGCATCACATCATTGGTCATGGACTGGGAGGGATGGGAACAAAGGCTGATGATTTGTTTGTTATTCCGCTGTGCCGTAAATGCCATAGCGAACTACACGCCGGGGTAAAAGATTTTGAAGAAAAACACGGCAGCCAGCTGTTGTTGCTGATTCGTTTTTTAATGCACGCGAGAAATTCGGGTGTTCTGAAGTGGAAAGCATAAATGACTGAACGCATAGAATTTGTTTTGCCTTACCCGCCAACGGTGAACACTTACTGGCGACGTCGTGGCAGCACATATTTTGTATCAAAAGCCGGGGAGCGTTATCGCCGGGCAGTGGCGCTTATTGTTCGCCAGCAGCGGCTGAAATTAAGCCTGTCCGGAAGGCTGGCGATAAAGGTGATTGCAGAGCCACCGGATAAGCGTCGTCGCGACCTGGACAATATCCTGAAAGCACCGCTGGATGCGCTGACGCATGCGGGAGTGTTAATGGACGATGAGCAGTTTGATGAAATCAATATTGTTCGTGGTCAGCCAGTATCTGGTGGACGTCTGGGGGTGAAGATTTACCCCATAATGCATGAAGAGCAGGTCAAAAAATGAAACTGGAAGATTTACCGAAATACTACTCCCCAAAATCCCCCGGCCTGACCGATGCATCGGCCTCAACGTCAAAAGATGCGCTGAGTATCACTGATGTGATGGCCGCGCAGGGCATGACACAGAATCGGGCTGAGATGGGTTTTTCTGCGTTCCTGGGGAAAATGGGCATCAGTATGAATGACAGGGCGCGGGCAACAGAATTACTGGCAGATTATGCACTCAGTCGGTGCGATCGTGTGGCGGCGTTGAGAAAACTTCCGGCAGAAATAAAACCGGTAGTGATGCGCATTATGGCTTCGTATGCGTTTGAAGATTATGCCCGTAGCGCGGCGAGCAAAAAACAGTGCCCCTGCTGTCACGGAAAAAAATTTATTGAAAGCGAGGTTTTTACAAACAAGATCCAGTATCCGGATGGTAAGCCACCAGTGTGGGCAAAGTGCACAAAAGGCGTGTATCCGTCTTACTGGGAAGAATGGAAAAAAGTCAGGGAGGTGGTAAAAGTTGCCTGTCCGGAGTGTGGCGGAAAGGGTGAGGTTTCCACCGCCTGTAAGGATTGCCGTGGGCGTGGTGTCGCCATTCATCGTGAAGAGTCGGTAAAACGTGGTATGCCTGTTATCAGAGACTGCCAGCGTTGTGGTGGTCGTGGCTGTGAAAGGCTGCCATCAACGGAGGCATTTAATGCCATATGCAAAGTGACGAGTGCTATCACGCTTGATACGTGGAAAAAATCAGTGAAACGCTTTTACGATACGTTGGTGGTTCGGTTTGACATTGAAGAGGCATGGGCGGAGCGGCAGTTAAAGAGGGTAACGCGATAGTGTTGTTGATTTTTCCCGAATCTGTGGTAAATTTGCTCTAACGATGGGCGTTTTATGCCTGACGTTAGAAGATTTTTTACACCCCGCCGCCTGGCGGGTTTTTTATGACTGAAATCGCGTCAGTACAGTAAACGCGCTGGTGGCGGTGAATACCTGTCTTTCAGCTTGCTGGCTTTTTCGACAAGAGTTATTGGTGTGTCACGTTAACCGGAAAAGGGAAAAAGACATGCTAAAACAGCAGGATATGACAGAAACCGCCAGAGTAGTGTTTAATGAATTAAGCGTTACCGAACCGGCGACAGTCGGGGAGATTGCACAGAATACTTACCTTTCACGCGAACGCTGCCAGTTAATACTGACCCAGCTGGTTATGGCGGGTCTGGCAGACTATCAGTTCGGTTGTTACAGACGCCTTCCGCAGTGAAGGCTTTTTTATTTGTGGTAAATGGGCGGCTGGTGGGTGTTAGGGGCACCCACCAGCCATCTGCTCATGCGTTGGGTTCACAAGCAAACCTCAGGCCCACTGCTTTGCGCAAAAGCAGAATGAGCCTATCAGAGACAGGCTTAATGATCCATGCTTAATACTGTAAAAATATCCAGTTGTGAGTTAATCAACGCCGACTGCCTGGAATTTATCCGGTCGTTACCCGAAAATTCTGTTGACCTGATAGTCACGGACCCGCCGTACTTTAAAGTGAAGCCTGAGGGCTGGGATAACCAGTGGAAGGGCGACGATGATTACCTGAAGTGGCTGGACCAGTGTCTGGCGCAGTTCTGGCGGGTGCTGAAACCTGCCGGAAGTCTTTACCTGTTCTGTGGTCATCGCCTGGCATCTGATATCGAAATCATGATGCGTGAACGCTTCAGTGTGCTGAACCATATTATCTGGGCGAAGCCGTCCGGACGCTGGAACGGATGCAACAAGGAAAGCCTGCGGGCGTATTTCCCCGCCACAGAGCGCATTCTGTTCGCGGAACATTATCAGGGGCCGTATCGTCCGAAAGATGCCGGGTATGCGGCGAAGGGCAGTGCACTGAAACAGCATGTGATGGCCCCGCTGATTTCTTACTTTCGTGATGCGCGCGCGGCCCTGGGGATAACGGCAAAACAGATTGCAGATGCCACAGGAAAGAAAAACATGGTGTCGCACTGGTTCAGTGCCAGTCAGTGGCAGCTACCGAACGAAAGCGATTATCTGAAATTACAGTCGCTGTTTGCCCGGGTGGCAGAAGAGAAACATCAGCGCGGTGAACTGGAAAAGCCCCACCACCAGCTGGTGGATACGTATACGTCACTGAACCGGCAGTATGTGGAGCTGCAGAGTGAATATAAGCATCTGCGGCGGTATTTTGGTGTGACGGCGCAGGTGCCGTACACGGATGTGTGGACACATAAACCGGTGCAGTTCTATCCCGGGAAACATCCGTGCGAAAAACCGGCAGAAATGCTGCAGCAGATAATCAGCGCAAGCAGTCGTCCGGGTGACCTGGTTGCAGATTTTTTTATGGGCTCAGGTTCAACGGTAAAAGCGGCACTGGCGCTCGGGCGTCGTGCGATTGGCGTTGAACTGGAGACCGGACGTTTTGAGCAGACAGTCAGGGAAGTTCAGGATTTAATCGTTTGAAACGGATGAGATTGCAGAATTAATTACGCACCATTATTATTCTGCTCCCGGCCCTTTAGCTCAGTGGTGAGAGCGAGCGACTCATAATCGCCAGGTCGCTGGTTCAAATCCAGCAAGGGCCACCATCACATACCGCCATTAGCTCATCGGGATAGAGCGCCAGCCTTCGAAGCTGGCTGCGCGGGGTTCAAGTCCCCGATGGCGGTCCATTATCTGCATCATGCGTTGTTAGCTCAGCCGGACAGAGCAATTGCCTTCTAAGCAGCTGTGGTTGCACTCCTGTTGTTTCTGGTGGTGATGGTGGACTTCAGCAGCCGGATAATGTCGGTGCTGTCTGATGGTGTTTTGGTGGCGGGTGTGTGGTTGTTGCTTTCCCGTTGCTGAAAAAGAAAGCATCAGGCGATTAGCAGGGTATCAGTTACCCGTTGAAATTTTTAAATACCTCACAATTCCACAGCTTGATGATTGTCTGGCTGCCGGAGAATTTGTTAAAAATTACATCGCATGGTGAATCCCCCTGTGCGGAGGGGCAATCAGCGAGTAGGTATATGGGATAATCGCGGATTCAGGTGCTGGTACTGAATTCACCGGGAGGCACCCGGCACCATGCAATGGCACATAGCGCCACTCTCCAGCCCCTCTCCGGAGGGGCTGTTTATATTGATTTTGTCAGATGTGAGTAAACTCCTTATGGACTTTGTTGTTTTAGTCCATAAGGACATATTTGCAGAGTGCAACGGTTATTAAAGCATTCATTCAATACGTTATCTGTATTTGTAGGGCATTCCTGGCTGTTTTTGATTAAATTCCAGAATGTTTTATTGAATGGCACTACGTTGTAAATGGTTACAGGTAGCACTTTGTTATTGAGCATGATGCCTGTGTGAGTCAGTGTAAATATACTTTCAGGAGGTAAGAAAGCATCCGATTGATACCAGATTATTAATTTTATTTTACTCCATATGACTGAAAAAGATATTCCGCATGATGGCTGGATAACTGTATCAATCACAATCCACTTCATTTAGTTTCCTTGTTTATGCCTTGCTGGTGATGTTCTGAAAAGTATAAATGATATTTTTGATTGTAAACCATAGAGCAGAATTATTTTTCTGATGTTGTTTATTGTTTATTTAAATGCAGGGTGGTTTATATCTCGTCTTGTAGTTTATCCATGCATATCTGCTTGATGATGAGGTTTTTATTTAAGGTATGGTTTTGTTTTTTTTCTGTATTACATGTCAGGTATTTTAAAGAATCATTTTTCAGATGGTGGAAAGAACCATGGCATTTAAACACTATGATGTTGTCAGGGCGGCGTCGCCGTCAGATCTTGCGGAAAAGCTGACACATAAACTGAAAGAGGGCTGGCAGCCGTTTGGTAGTCCGGTGGCCATAACCCCTTATACCCTGATGCAGGCGATTGCAGCAGAAGGTGATGTGGTCGTCAGTGGTGCAACTGAGCCGGAGTGGTACTACGTCATCGTACTGGCCGGGCAGTCCAATGCCATGGCTTACGGTGAAGGGCTTCCGCTTCCGGATTCATACGATGCGCCCCATCCGCGCATTAAGCAACTGGCCCGTCGTAACACAGTGACTCCCGGTGGCGAAGTATGCGTATTTAACGACATCATTCCTGCTGACCATTGTCTGCATGATGTTCAGGATATGAGTACGATTAACCATCCCCGGGCTGACCTGAGCAAAGGGCAGTACGGTTGTGTCGGACAGGGCTTACATATTGCCAAAAAACTGCTTCCGTATATCCCTAATAATGCGGGGATCCTGCTGGTACCATGCTGTCGTGGTGGTTCGGCATTCACCAAGGGCACGGAGGGGACATTCAGCGAGTCCACGGGGGCCAGTCAGGATTCGGCTCGCTGGGGAGTGGGTAAGCCGTTATATCAGGATCTGCTTTTCCGCACGAAGGCAGCATTGCAGAAAAACCCGAAAAACGTTTTGCTGGCGATATGCTGGATGCAGGGGGAATTTGACATGAGCGCTGCCACCTACGCACAGCAACCGGACCTGTTCACGGCCATGCTGAAGCAGTTCCGTACTGACCTTTCCGGATTTAACGCGCAGTGCCATGGCGGCAGTGCTGCAGTTGTACCGTGGATTTGTGGCGACACGACGTATTACTGGAAAAACACATACGGCACACAGTATGACTCCGTCTACGGCGCGTACAAAAACAGGGAGAGCGACAACGTTTTCTTTGTGCCGTTCATGACCGACGGTAACGGCAACAACACGCCCACCAACTTACCGGCAGAAGACCCGGATATTGCTGATGCAGGTTATTACGGCGCGCAATCCCGTAGTAATGGTAATTGGGTATCGTCAAATCGTCCGACACATTTCAGTTCATGGGCGCGCAGGGGCATTATTTCGGATCGCCTGGCAACCGCTATTCTGAACGCAGTTGGTCGAACCAGCGCCTTCATCAGCGGTACCGCACCGGAGATTAAACCCTCGCCCGGCGGCGACACGCCATCGGGGCCGTCTGATGGTGACACATCCGTTCGTACAGTCTCCCTGCTGCCGACAGCCGGAGAGGCTGCTGCGCAGGGCTGGACCATCACCGGCGGCAGTGTTGCGCTGGAAGATGGTGTGTTTAAGGTTACCAAGCAGAGCAATAAAACCTGGTCCCTGATGCATCCGGTGGATGACGCAGTCTCCCTGCTGACACGGGGTGGCAGACTGAGCTGTAAGTTTCGACTGTCAGGCGCACTGACCAACAACCAGTTCGGTCTGGGAATTTATCTGTATACCGATGTAGCGTTACCTGACGTCGTGGCGATGACCGGGACTGGTAACCCGTTCCTGATGTCGTTCTTCACCCAGACCACAGACGGCAAACTGAATCTGATGCATCACAAGAAAGCCGGAAACACAAAGTTGGGCGAGTTCGGGAATTACAGTAACGACTGGCAGACGCTGGAGCTGGTGTTCACCGCCGGCAGTGCCACGGTTACTCCGAAACTGAATGGAGTGGCTGGCCCGGCATTCCAGGTCATAAAAGACAGTCTGACACTGGGGCTGAATGCGCTGACGCTGACGGATATTACCAAAAATGCAGCGTATGGCGTTGAGATAGAAAGTCTGGTGCTGGAGATAAATGCACCGGCATCATCATAAAAAGTGAGCCAGTCAAATGGAAGGTATCGTTAAACTCACCGGTAGTGTCAGTGGGTCGTCTGAGATGCCTGCATGAGTTATCAGAGCCATCAGTACTTAACTGGTGGCTTTTTTTATTGTTGTCAGCTTCCGGATAACGGGAGACGGGGTATGTACCAGATGGAAAAAATCACAACAGGTGTGTCATACACCACGTCAGCGGTGGGAACGGGCTACTGGTTCCTGCAGTTGCTGGACAGGGTTTCCCCGTCTCAGTGGGCGGCAATAGGCGTGCTGGGGAGTCTGCTGTTTGGGCTGCTGACATATCTGACTAACCTGTATTTCAAAATCAGAGAGGACCGTCGTAAGGCGGCACGGGGAGAGTAATTCAATGACTCAAAACTATGAACTGATTGTGAAAGGGATCCGCAATTTTGAGAATAAAGTTACGGTAACTTTAGCGTTACGGGACAAAAAACGCTTTGACGGTGAAATTTTTGACCTGGACATCTCGCTGGACCGTGTTGAAGGTGCCACGCTGGAGTTTTATGAGGCAGCAGCCAGAAGGAGCATCAGACAGGTCTTCCTGGATGTTGCTGCCGGGTTATGTGAAGGGGATGAGCAGTCGCCGGAAAAGCGCCCCGTAATTTTAGAGGCGCAGAATGTATGGATAACCTACAAAGGAAAGCTACCGGGAATAATTACTGGTTCTCTGAAGACTCCTCCGGAATCACAACCTTAAGTCACTGACCGGAACAGATAAACCTGTCCGTGGGCAGAAACCGATAAATCCTGATAAATATCCATGAACACCAAAATCAAATACGGCTTGTCGGCTGCCGTTCTGGCGCTGATTGCCGCTGGTGCGCCTGCGCCTGACATTCTCGACCAGTTTCTGGATGAAAAGGAAGGTAACCACACCACGGCATACCGTGATGGCGCGGGTATCTGGACCATCTGCCGCGGTGCCATCCTGGTGGATGGCAAACCTGTCGTTCCGGGCATGAAGTTGTCGAAGGAAAAATGCGACCGGGTTAACGCCATTGAGCGTGATAAGGCGCTGGCATGGGTGGAGAAAAACATCAGAGTGCCATTGAGTGAACCCCAGAAAGCGGGGATCGCGTCATTCTGTCCGTACAACATTGGCCCCGGTAAGTGTTTTCCGTCGACGTTTTATAAACGAATTAATGCAGGTGATCGCAGGGGAGCGTGTGAGGCGATTCGCTGGTGGATTAAGGACGGTGGCAGGGACTGCCGTATTCGCTCAAATAACTGTTACGGTCAGGTATCCCGTCGTGACCAGGAGAGCGCGCTGGCGTGCTGGGGAATCGACAGATAAGCAGAATATTTTGCTAATAAATGACGTTGGCCAAGGCGGACGGATAACACGAAATCCTGCGAACTGGCAAAATGTAAGTGAATAAAAGTAAAAACCCCGTTTGTTGGCAGCAAGCGGGGTTTTGTTTTTATGGCAGTAAGCTATGGGAGGCTGCCTTGATTGATTTTAGCAAACTGATTAGGGAGTTGCGACTCATGATTAGTCAATTACCAAACTGGAAATTTTTGCTGGTCTGGAGCATCCCTTTTTTATGGGTAGTATCCCAGTTAATTGTGGCAATTAAGGGGTAGCTATGTCAGACAAACTCATAACGCCGGCAAAGGTCCTGTGTGTGATTGTCGGTATTTCATTTTCACTAATGCTGGTTGCTCTTTTTCTGTCCCTCGCCTGGGTGATGTTGTCTTCGTCGGGGCTGCTGGGGTGACAGTGACTGATGACATCAGCAGAGCGCTGGCTTTTGCTATTAAGTGGGTGGCTGTTGGTATTGCTGTGTCTCCGATGCTGTATGGGCTGGCAAAACTGGTCATTGCGCTGAAATCGTGAACTTTAAAAAGATGAGTGCTGAACTTATTCGGGCAATGGCATTTGCCATTCGTATTGTGGCCATTGCTGTTCTGGTCTGGGCAATCCGTTGGTGGTGATATGAACCGTGTTCTGTGTGTGGTGATTATTGTCCTGCTGGTAGCCTGTGGTGTGCTTAGTCTGGGGCTGAATCATTACCGCGATAACGCCATCACCTACAAAGCGCAGCGCGATAAAAAAGTCAGTGAGCTGAAACTGGCGAACGCGACAATTACTGATATGCAGATACGCCAGCGTGATGTCGCTGAACTTGATGCCAGATACTCGAGGGAATTAGCCGATGCGAGAGCTGAAAATGAAACTCTGCGTGCTGATGTTGCCGCTGGTCGTAAGCGCCTGCGGATCAACGCCACCTGCTCCGGTACCGTGCGTGAAGCCACCGGCACCTCCGGCGTGGATAATGCAACCGGCCCCCGACTGGCAGACACCGCTGAACGGGATTATTTCATCCTCAGAGAACGGTTGATGACAATGCAGAAGCAGCTGGAAGGGGCACAGGACTATATCCGCACTCAGTGCCTGAACTAAGTTTTGCTGATGCGCCGTATCGTCGCTGTATTCCCTCATTAACAGAGACCGCAGCCCGACAGGGAGACTCCTCTGCGCGAGTGTGCGGGGATAATCAAAAACGATACACACCGGGGTTTACCGCGTTAACGGAGCGCGGCGTTGTCCCCTCATAGTCGCCAGTCCGGTGCGATGGTGGAAGAAACAGGACGATGTGTTACCTCGCAAGCCCTGTTATGTCATGTGTCTGATTTGTGATTTAAGTCGGATAATTGTCGTTGCCATTAAGCAGAGGATTGATGACCGACAGGGCGGCATTGTTAGAATAAGACTTATTCTTATCTGTGCGGGGAATGAAAATGAAAAGAAATCTTCCGTTAATTATTTTGTTGTCTTCTCTGGTTATGGGCTGTACGCAACATAAAACAGATATGCCCCGACAGTTGGTTAAGGCATTACCACAATATCCGGCCTATGCAGCGGCAAATTATATAAAGGGACGGGTTGATGTGAGGTTTGATATTGGTGCTGATGGTACTGTCACCCGAATTGAGTTTATTCGTTCAGAGCCGCACCATCTGTTTGATGAGCAGGTTGTAAAGGCGATGGCAAAATGGCGATTTGAGAAGGACAGGCCGTGTAAAGGCGTGAAGAAAACGTTTATCTTTAGTCCTTCTGCACACTGATTATTTCATCAGAAATTAATTATCACTCTGTTGTTATTCTGTACATCCCGGCAGGGTAAGTATTGTTCCGTCGGATATGAAGATGAAATATTGTTGGAGGACAGTGGGTACCTGCTCCTGTAACCGAACGTTCATTTCTCGTTATTTGTCATGCTGGCCGGGCGCAGATGCGTTGCATCTGTTGCCAGCCTTCTCCTGCAGGCTTCAATAACCCACGCTGAAAAGTTACCGGACCCTTTATGCTCAAGGGCGATGTTGATCTGTTCAATCATGTGATTGGGGAAACGGATATTGCGGGTTGTGGTTCTGCGGGTACGGTTTTTCGATGACATATTTATTTCCTTTACTGATTGCCATATGACGGGGATTTTACATGGCTGAGCTTCGTACACTCCAGAGCAGAATCAAAACACTGAATACCCGACGGGTGAATATTCTGAAGGGTGAACAGCGTCGTGTCAGTGGCAGTGCACGTGTTTCCCTCAAGCGTCATATCTGGCTCAGGGACGCCGGGCAGTGCCGTCTCTGTGGTCGTGTGGTTGACCTCTGTGACAGTGAACTCGATCACCGAATTGCACTTCAGTTCGGTGGTGGTAATGAGGAGACGAATCTCTGGACGCTCTGTACCGAATGCCATCGACAAAAGTCTGCTCGTGAAGCGGCGAGTGATATGCCGGACCCGACGCTGCCGGAGGTGTCCGGAGGTAGTGGCAGAGAGGACGACATCATCGGACTGTAACCCGACCCCGGGGGGGTATCATCCGGCGTAAAAAACGATCGCTTTGGACACCGCGCCCCCTCTCACGCAGAGAAAAAATTCCCGTTTCAGGGCAGTTAACATGTTAACTGGCTGCCCGGGCATTTTTGCGGTTTTTATCTTTATTATTCAGTTTGTTGTGCGGAAAAAATGTTAACAGGCTTTTTCAGCAAATGTTAACCAGGCAGCAGTTAACATTTGCGGCATGAGACGCCGGGAAAAATGGGCTGAACCATACCCGGCTGAGTGCGTTCTGGACCCGGGAGGAGGCTGTGCTGACAACGCAAAAACGAAAATTTGCGCTGGCGCTCATGTCCGGGAAAAACAAAACAGCGTCAGCCATTGCCGCCGGTTATTCGGCGAAGACCGCCAGGGTTAAAGGCTCGCAGCTGGCAAAAGATCCTGAGGTGCTTGCGTTTATAGCCCGTAAACAATGCGAGACGGTGGAGGTGGATGAGGTTCCTGTTTACCGGCAGAAAAAATCAGAGCAGGAGGATAAACCCCGTCGCCGTGAGGCGGCTGCAATACCACAGCCGGACGAAAACAATCTGGAGATGCCACCGTCCGCGGTGATGTCTCCTGGTATTGAATATATGGAGGATGGTCTTCCCGATCCGGTGAAAGCCATGGGGCGGATCCTGGTGGAAAACCTCTGCATTGATCCGAAACTGGCACTGGATGCGGCCTGGCGTCTGGCGCAGTTCACGCACCATAAAAAAGGGGATACCGGGAAAAAATCGGCAAAAGATGATGCCGCGAAAAAAGCGGCTAACCGTTTTGCGGTGCCACCGCCACCCCGACTGGTGGTGAATAACGATAATGAGGGCAACGGATGATACCTGTATGGAGCACAGCCTGCCCGGACTGGGCAGAGCGCCTGAAAAAGGGGCTGTCGATTATTCCGGATCCGATTTATCCGGACGAGGCCGCACATGCCCTGGCGATTTTTAAACAACTGCGGATTGTGGATGCACCTGGTAGCCCTACGTTCGGGGAGTCCTGTGCACCGTGGGTGTTTGACCTGGTGGCGGCCCTGTTTGGCTCCTACGATGCGCAGACCGGTGTACGCCATATCAAGGAAGTTTTTATCCTTATCCCCAAGAAAAACTCGAAGTCCACGCTGGCCGCGGGGATCATGATGACTGCACTGTTACTGAACTGGCGGCAGGCGGCGGGTTACACGATTCTGGCCCCGACTGTGGAGGTGGCGGCCAACGCCTTCAAGCCATATTCATGTTCCGCGTGATGGTCGTGACTACGATCCGGATGTTCTGCAGAAGGCGGTTCTGGATGCGGTGAGTGCCCTGCCGGCTCCGCAGGACGGGCGTGATGCCACGGCTCTGGAAATACTCCCCGCCATTGACGATCAAAAATCCTTTCCCCGGGGCACGTATGCCACACACCAGGGCGGACTCTGGCGGGCGTATGAAAAAACGCACGGGATGCGGGGATGGGAATGCCTGGTTGACGGGGTGGCGGATATTGACGTCAGCATGACGGGTGAGCGGTTGTTCTCTGTGGTGGTCCGGCAGAGCAGTGGCCAGCGTACGGAAAAAACATTTTCCCTGCCGGTGATGCTCTACCGCGGTGTGTTCAGAGCCGGTGAAACCTACCACCCCGGCGATACGGTGACGTGGGGGGGCTCGCTGTGGCACTGCAACAGTATGACCGAAGATAAACCCGGAGAAGCTCATTCATCAGCCTGGACCCTGGCTGCAAAACGTGGGCGGGATGCAGGAGGCTGAAAATGACGGCATTACTGACACTGGAAGAGATCAAGGCACATCTGCGTGTCGACCATGACGCGGATGATGACATGCTGATGGACAAGGTTCGTCAGGCTACCGCCGTGCTGCTGGCCTACATTCAGGGCAGCCGGGATAAAGTGATCCGTGAGGACGGTGAACTGATCCCGGGCGAGGCATTAACCCGGATGAAGGGGGCTGCCATGCGACTGACCGGGATGCTGTACCGGAATCCGGATCTTGCGGAGCGGGAAGAACTGCTTCAGGGGGAGCTGCCGTTTTCTGTTTCCGTGCTGATTTACGATTTGCGTTGTCCGACGGTGTTATGAGGAGGGGGAATGGCAATATCTGCAGGTCGTCTGACACAGATGATAAGTGTTCTGAACCCGGTGTTAACCCGTAACGCTGCCGGAGAAATGACGGAAGAATGGGTGTCATGCGGGAAAATTCATGCGGATATCCGAGGCAGGAGCAGCCGGGAGCGGATGCAGTCCGGTGCGGAAATGGCGCAGGCGGAAATCCGCATCTGGGTGCGCGGTCAGTCCGGTCGGGAAATCACGGCAGCGTCACGACTTCATGTGCTGAGTGGTCCATGGCGTGACCGGATCCTGAACGTTGTCGGGCTGCCCGTGCCGGATGCGACCGGCGGGCGTCTGGAAATTCTCTGTCGGCTGGGAGGGGAAAAATGATCGAAACCCTGCTGGATTTTTCGGGGCTGGAGGACATCAGCCGCGATTTGCAGCTTCTGAGTGGTGCGGAAAATAACCGGGTGCTGCGTGAGGCAACCCGTGCGGGTGCGAATGTGCTGAAAGAAGAAGTGGTGTCACGGGCACCGGTACGCAGGGGAAAACTGCGCCGCAATGTGGTGGTCCTTTCCCGGCGCTCCCGCGATGGCGGGATGGAATCCGGTGTCCATATCCGTGGTGTTAATCCGGACACCGGTAACAGCGATAACACCATGAAGGCGGATAACCCGCGCAATGCTTTCTACTGGCGGTTTGTGGAAATGGGGACCGTGAATATGCCACCGCACCCGTTTGTGCGCCCGGCGTTTGATGTGCGCAGTGAACAGGCAGCTCAGGTGGCGATTGCGCGGATGAACCGGGCCATTGATGAGGTACTGAGACGATGACGGAGGCGGATTTGTATCCTCATCTGGCGCATCTTGCCGGCGGGCAGGTGTACCCGTATGTGGTCCCCCTGCTGGATGGCAGGCCGTCGGTGGCGCTTCCGTGGGTGGTTTTCAGCCTGATTTCATCGGTGTCTGCGGACGTGATGGGCGGGCAGGCGGAGTCCTCAGTGTCGGTGCAGATAGACGTTTATGCCGGGACTGTGACGCAGGCGCGTCAGATACGTCAGGACGCCCGTGAAGCCATAATGCTGCTGGCCCCGGGATCCGTCAGTGAAATGCAGGACTATATTCCGGAAAACCGCTGTTACCGTGCAACCCTGGAGTTTCAGGTCACGGTGTGACTTTTTCTTTTTTTCTACAAAACCCATACCCCGCCGCGTGCGGGTTTTTTATTATCAGGAGGCAGAATGTCTGCTTTGTATGAACGCTCACAGCTGACGCAGGTGATGATTTCATCTGCCCCGGCGACTGCTGAAACTATGGATAAGGCGGAATATCTGCGCCTGGACTGCACCATCAAGGAAGTCCAGTTCACCGCCGGTCAGAAACAGGATATTGATGTGACCACGCTCTGCTCCACCGAGCAGGAGAACATCAACGGTCTGGGGGCGTCGTCTGAGATTTCCATGTCGGGTAATTTTTATCTGAATCAGGCCCAGAACGCCCTGCGTGATGCCTATGACAATGACGCGTTGTATGCGTTTAAGGTGCTGTTTCCGTCCGGTAAGGGCTTTAAGTTCCTGGCGGAAGTGCGTCAGCACACCTGGTCATCCGGTACCAACGGCGTGGTGGCAGCAACGTTTTCACTGCGTATGAAAGGCAAACTGGTGTCCTTTGTGGTACCGCTGGCGTTTGTGAAAAATCTGGATAAAACACTTACCGTGAATACAGGTGCGCTGCTGACAATGTCAGTCAGTGCCAACGGGGGAACGCCGCCGTATAAATACGCCTGGAAGAAGGATGGTCAGCCGGTTGACGGGCAGACGACAGACACCTTCAGTAAGCCAGGTGCGCAGTCCGCTGATGCGGGGAAATATACCTGCGTGGTGACCGATTCGGCAGAGAAAGCACAGAGTGTGACGTCTGTTGAATGCACCGTGACAGTGAGCGCAGCCGCCGGATAAGGGGATGGGTCATCATGAAAAAGGATCTGAAAACGCTGGCGCTGGCCAGACTGTCAGGGTTTCGTCATAAAACGGTGAAGGTGCCGGAATGGGGTAATGTCAGCGTGGTGCTGCGGGAGCCTTCGGCAGAGGCCTGGTATCTGTGGCAGGAAGTGCTCAATGGTGATGGAGAGGATGACGATACCCTGTCGGTGGTGGCGAAAACCCGCCGTAACCTGGAAGCGGATGTGACGCTGTTCTGCGATGTCCTGTGTGATACGGATCTGCAGCGGGTGTTCGCTCCGGACGACCGTGAGCAGGTGCTGGCCGTCTATGGTCCGGTACATGCCCGGTTGCTGCGTCAGGCACTGGAACTGATCGCTGATGCAGAGTCGGCCAGAAAAAAGTAGCCCGCCCGGAAATTCGCTTTCTGATGCGACTTGCGCTCCGTCTGGGGCGCACCTTAACGGTCCTGCGGTGGCGGATGAGTTCGACAACCCCACCACGGATATCCGTAAGGACAGATGCAGCAAGTGCATGCGCGGGTGTGAACTGCGCAGGAATGTCGGCAATTTTGGCGGTTTCCTTTCCATTAATAAACTTTCGCAGTAAATCCCGGTTTATGACACAGACTGAATCAGCGATTCTGGCGCATGCCCGGCGGTGTGCGCCTGCGGAGTCGTGCGGCTTCGTGATAAGCACGCCGGAGGGGGAGTGGTATATCCCTTGTGTGAATATTTCTGCAGAGCCGGAGGCGTATTTTCGTATCGCACCGGAAGACTGGCTGCGGGCAGAGATGCAGGGGGAGATTGTGGCACTGGTCCACAGTCATCCCGGTGGGCTGCCCTGGCTGAGCGAGGCTGACCGGCGGCTGCAGATAAAAAGCGCACTGCCCTGGTGGCTGGTCTGCCGGGGTGACATTCACAAATTCCGCTGTGTACCACATCTGACAGGACGGCGCTTTGAGCACGGGGTGACGGACTGTTACACGCTGTTCCGGGATGCTTATCATCTGGCGGGGACTGAAATGCCGGATTTTCATCGCGAGGATGACTGGTGGCGCAACGGTCAGAACCTTTACCTGGACAATATGGCGGTCACCGGCTTTTACCGGGTGCCCCTGTCCTCTGCACAGGCGGGCGATATTCTGCTGTGCTGCTTTGGTGCTTCGGTACCGAACCATGCCGCCATTTACTGCGGCAACGGTGAGCTGCTTCACCATCTGCCTGAACAACTGAGTAAACGGGAGAGGTATTCCGAAAAATGGCAACGACGAACGCATTCTGTCTGGCGTCACCGCCACTGGCACGCATCTGCCTTCACGGGGATTTACAACGATTTGGCCGCCGCCTCAGCCTGTATGTGAACACGGCAGCGGAAGCCATCCGGGCGCTGTCGTTACAGGTGCCGGGCTTTCGCCGTCAGATGAACGAAGGCTGGTACCAGATACGTATTGCCGGTTATGACACGGCACCGGAGGCGGTGTACGCCCGTCTTCACGAACAGCTGGGTGAGGGAACGGTCATCCATATTGTGCCGCGACTGGCCGGGGCCGGAAAGGGTGGACTGCAGATTGTGCTGGGGGCGGCAGCCATCGTGGGCTCTTTCTTCACTGCCGGGGCATCAATGGCGTTATGGGGTTCAGCCCTGGCAGCCGGTGGTTTTTCTGCCACCACGATGCTGTTTTCACTTGGAGCCAGCATGATTCTGGGCGGTGTGGCCCAGATGCTGGCCCCGAAGGCAAAAACACCGGATTACCGCGCAACGGATAACGGCAGACAGAACACGTACTTTTCCTCGCTGGATAACATGATTGCCCAGGGGAACCCGATGCCGGTGCCTTACGGGGAAATGCTGGTTGGCTCCCGCCGTATATCCCAGGACATCAGCACCCGTGATGAAGGCGGGGGCGGAATGGTCGTGGTTGTCGGGCGACAGGGATAAAACATAAAAAAATCCCGCAGTGATCGC